GCAAAGGCCAAGGCCGAAACGTACCAGTTAACGGAGTACAAAAGAACTCAACGCTCAGTGTTATACAGTAGGGCCGTCGGCAAGACTGTAGCAGACAAGGAGAATTGGGTTTCGATGCAACCGGAAGTTACCACTACAATAGATGGTATCGCGGTTGCTATCGAAAACGAAGAGTGTCTACGTTGGAGGCTCAAGGTCGCAGAGTTGAAGGTTGAAGTGTGGCGTACTGAGCAAGCAAATAGACGATTGGAACACAAAATCTTATAGGAGATTTATATGAGTGACTACGAAGTAAAAGAGGGCGATATTGCCCTGTTCGTGAACGATAAAGAGGGGAATGACAATCGCCCCGATTTAACTGGGTACGCTATGATTGGCGGTGAGAAAAAGGATGTGTCTGTCTGGGCTAAAGACTCAGGCAAACTCCGATTTTCTGGCAAGGTGCAAGAGCCGTATAACTCTGGCAACTCTGACAGGAAAACTTCTCAGACTTCTACTGAAATTCCTCCGTTTTGAAACTTAACTACCACGATGGGGATACTGTCGAGATGTTATTCGACAGTAAACTCCACTCATACAAGGTGGGGGATGAGGTAATTCCAAGCGCCACAAAGGTACTGGATATTATTTCTAAACCCGCTCTTGTTCCTTGGGCTTTAAAGGTTGGGGCTAACTGGTTGGAGAAGAACTTCTTCTTTGACGAGGACTCTTCATCCAAGAAGACTAAGGTTTACAAATCACGCATGGCTATTGAGCCTCTTATCAAAGGCATGAAGTCTGCCTATCGTAGCAAGTCTTACGATGCTATTAACATAGGCAACATCACACACAATTGGGTAGAGGAGGCCATCAACTGGAAGTTGGAAGGTGGCGAGATACCCAAGATGCCTAAGCAGGAGGAGGCTGTAAACTCTATCGAGGCATTTAAAGATTGGGTTAGTCAGAACGTGGTTGAGTGGAAATCCTCAGAGGAAAAACTATTTAACAGGAAATATAGATATGCGGGAACAGTTGATGCTAGGGCTATTATTAATGGAGAGTACTGTGTTATTGATTGGAAGACTAGTAAAGCAGTTTATCCAGAGTATCATTTACAGGTTGCGGCTTATGCAAAGGCGGTGGAAGACATTCATGGAATTCCAGTGGATGCTACCTACATTCTCAGATGCGACAAAGCGACGGGAAAGTTTGAAGCAGTCAGATCAACAGCCATCGAAGAAAACTTTCAAGCCTTTCTAGCGGCGCTTACATTGCACAGAAGGATGAAAGAACTTAGATGAGTATACCAGCGATGATTGTGTTCCATTTCGATTCAGCATTAGAGTTGATGACTGACGGGTTGGAACACGAGTTGTTTGACAAGGATGAGATGGATGCATTGCTGGAGGGGTGCGCTCAACAGTCTGAGTATGCAACACATGAGTATATGTGGAGGGCTTTTAGAAGAACACTCAGTCAGGATGCTGGGGGTAATGTTGTTGGGTTCTCACCAGAACTGAGAGGCCCGGATGTCCATTGAGTGGGGCAAGGGATCAGCGTTTAACTTAGCAAGGTTTGAGGGTTTAAGATTAGAGAGAAGCAGGAATCATAATGGGTGGAGTTTCCTTGTCAGCGATGATGACCTAACCTACCTTCATGTAGACAACAGACACTTTAAAACTAAAGAGGAACTAGACGAATGTATTATGGAGTGGATAGATGAACGTAAAAAGATGTAGTGGTTACATGGGGCATTGGAAATGTTTGGATGACTATCCTGACCACATGGTTCCTGTGGGTGAGTTTGGCTCCCATAAATCCAACGAGGTTGGTCTTCAGGATAAATGCCGCAGGTGCAAGACTTACTACAACCGAATCAGACCCCGTCACCCTGAAACTAACCAACTGAAAATGGATTGGATTACCAGTAGAACCAAAGAGTATCACGGTGGGATGTCAAAGGATCGAAGAAATGACGAACACTGGAAAGAGTGCAAAGATAAGGCTAAATTAGATAGCCAATCTATTGATTGGGTTATTAACAAAAAAATAAAATTTAAAACTAAAGAACTAACATACGATAACGTAATACAATACGTAGAAACAAAATCTAAAGGACGAAAACGTGATGCAAAAGTTGTCTCATATATTAGGAGCGTATATGACTCATGCTCTGTTGTTGGTTGCAATTACCAATACTACGAGGTTGCTCACATTCATGCGTTAAAGCATGGCGCGGATGACCTTCCTGAAAACTGTCTGGCCCTATGCCCTAATCATCACAAAGATTTAGACAATGGTCGAATGATTAACCTACAGCAATTAGATGTTGGCGGTTATATTTATTTTGGGGAGGAAGATGATAGGAAAGGAATAAAACTTAAACACAAAGTTGACTCTAAGAATTTAGATCAATGCAACATTGAGTTGGAGAACTGGAAAAATGCAATCAATAAAATTCAATCAGGAAATGATAGACCAAGCATTGCAATGGGCAAATGATCTTGGCGGCATTAAGAATTCTATTACAAAAGGTGCGGGTAATCTTGCCGGAAGATTAGGTGAGATTGCCCTAGCCAATCACCTCTCAGCAGACGTACAAGATCACCGGGAGTACGATATTATCCACAAGGGTAAACGTATAGAGGTTAAAACTAAACGCCGTACAGTCGCTCCCAGAGCGTTATACGAGGTATCCGTAGCCAAGACCAGCAAGCATCAACATCCTGACTTTTATGCCTTTATAAGCATGGAGTTTGACAGGAAATACAAAGGCTCTTACTACGGTCTAAAGAACATTTGGTTATGTGGATACATGGATGCAGATAAGTATTGGCTCAAATCCAAACCAATGGTCAAAGGAGATAGGGATAACTCAAACGGATTTATAACTTTAGTTGATATGCACAACTTGAGGATAGACCAACTTGCTAAATCCATCTAAGGAACAGGAGGAGGAGTGGGCTTATCAGAGGAGGCTACACTTTGCTAGGTACTGCTGGCTGAACCAGCGCAAGAAATTGAATGTACGGGGGGAGGTGCTTACTTGGGCACAGATATTTGAGAAGAGAGAGGGGATATCACTTCACAAGTATGCACGGGATCGCATGGATGAACGTGAACAACAGCGCCAGCAGGAAAAGCGTGAAGCCCATAGTAAACAGGAGGAGTAGAATCCCCAGTAAAATCATCTGGGTCTTTAGTGTTTGCTATCACTATAGTATCATCGTCCCGACTTATTAACCAGCCAACAGTAAAAAGGGTGGGGCAAGAAATTTCCTGCTCCCACCCCGCTGTCGCTATGATGTCACGCCATTCGACAATGACTAACTCTTTTTCTTTTTCTCCAGTGGCCCCGGTAGTATCCAACCGATTATCATTGGTGCTACGAATATCAGTAGTAATGCCCATCCTCCTATCTCCACTAATGACTGCATTATTGTCCATATATTATCAGGTGCGCAATCCATACTATGCTCCGTAGTAGTTGTTGACGAAATCTCCGTCACCACATCTGTTACAAAGGCAGTTGTCATGGCTCCCGCTATCGGCGCAATCGCACCCCCACTGAACACAGTCCCCGCAGTTGCACCCACTGCCGCTCCTGTCGCTACTATCCCCGCTTTCTTTATTGTCCCGCATCCTACAAGGCAGGCGCTTGTGGCGAGGGTGATCCCCAGATTGCGGCAACGACTACGATAACTACTACCGATATCGTTATACCCCACTTTACTTTTGGGTTTAACTCTTTGAATTTTTCCCACATATTTATCTCCTCTTATATAGCGATGCTATCTCCGCATCCACATTTCATTACATTTTTACTTGGATTAACTACAAATCTTTTAGAGAACCCCTTATCCTCATAGTCAAGACTACCGTCTTGTAAGTATTTCTGAGATGTCTCGTCTGCGAATCTGGTATTGTCTCCAATGCTCAACTCTGTAGTACCTGTCGAGGTCATCTTCTCTAAGGTAATCATAAGGCCACTGCACCCACCACCCTTTAGACCTATCTCTAAGCATTCCCCAGAGTTTAGCAATCCGTTTAACTGCTCCTGCGCTGAAGGTGTTATCGTCATTCATTTCTTGTGCGCATGACTGCGATGTGCGCCATTACTTTACTTGTAGTGTTAGTCATCACGCAT